TTTTCAGCGCTCGTGCCAACGAAGAGACTTTTCGTCTCCAATCTACTAAGGAGAACTATATGGGTGCCGCTGCTCGAAAGAAGAAAACGATACAGGAGCTAGGGTTCAATCCTCTTAATATTCAACCGATGCATGACCGAGTGTTAGTGCGTAGGATTGAATATTACACGACGCGCAGCTTGATTGTGATTCCTGATATAGCTGTTAAGGAATCGACACGCTGTGTGGTAGTGGCAGTAGGTCCGGGTAAATGGCGCTTCCCCGAGGACGGACCTAAGTTTCGAGAACCAATGCAGGTAGAGCCTGGGGATGTAGTCCTGATCGGTCCTTACAAGGATTGGGAAGATTTGTCCGAAGGGTTTGTTCTTATTCAGCAGGCGGATATTCGAATTAAAGAGAAGTTTCGCATCGAGCAGTACTCATGAGTGATGCGTTAGATGAACTGCGGGGACGGTTTTCTCATGCTCCGAGAATCGTCCCCCGTGAAGTGCTCGTTAATACCGAGATAGAGCGAGTTAAAGTGCTTTGTGCCAAGATAAAGGGCAATAAGGAACTCCGTAAGAAACTGAGGCAGTCACCTGCCCATTTGCGAGAATCGGTGTATGAATTACTTGTTCCTTTTTTGACTTTTAAAGCCGCCCCCTACGAGGAACTGAATAAGAAAGGTAGAGTGAGATGAAAAAATTTATTCCCTTGCTTCTTTTTGTACTAGCCTGTTTTTCAGTTCCTTCTTTTGCTCAATCAAGCGTACAAACCGCAGGAACAATCACTACTACCTGCGCGAATGCTAAAACATCTTGTGCAGGAACTGCTGGTTCTTCGGTGGAGACTTCTTCTACCAACTATTCGAATGTCACCGTCACGATTAACGGAGCCTATACAGGATTGACAATATTTTTCGAATTTTCAGATGATGGGGGCACAACCTACTACTCAGAAGGCTGCGCCGAGGCAGCGGCTCCAGCAACGATAGATAGTACCAAGGTTGTTTCTGACAATTCAAATTTAGGTTGGTACTGTAACATTCCAGGCACTGTGCGTTTGCGGATTCGTGCTTCCGCGATTACCGGCGGTACCGTGAACGTAAAAATGACAACTGCTGCCCGAGGATAAACTATGAGCGGTAAATACTGCATTCAAGCTACTTGGGACGATTGCCCTCACTTAGACGGTGAAACAAAGAAGGAACTCCTGAAGTCCATTCCTCCCTATCAACGTGAGGCTCGTACCAAGGGAGTTCCCGTTCTAGGTAGCGGTGCTATTTACCCTGTTCCAGAATCAGATATTGTTGTACCTGACATGCCTATACCTGACTACTGGCCTCGCGGCTATGGTATGGACGTTGGTTGGAATAGAACGGCCTCAATCTGGGCGGCCAAGCAACCTGAAACAGGAGTCATCTTTCTTTACTCCGAATACTATCGTGGTCAGGCAGAACCCTCCGTACATGCGCAAGGGATTATGTCCCGAGGAGAATGGATACCTGGAGTAATTGATCCTGCCTCTCGTGGAAGAAGTCAACGAGACGGTAAGAAGTTGATTGATGATTACAAGAATCTAGGTTTGAATCTTTCCTTTGCGAATAACGCCGTCGAGTCGGGAATCTACGAAACCTGGCAGCTTCTAAGCTCGGGGCAGTTAAAGGTTTTTAAATCGCTTTCGAATTGGCTCTCGGAGTTTCGAATCTATCAGAGAGATAAAGACGGGAAGATCATTAAAGCGAATGACCATTTGATGGATGCAACTAGATACTTTATTGTCTCTGGTCGGGATAAGATGATTCCTTTCCCTGTGAAGCCAAAGCCAAACTATACCTACGAGTTTAGTGACTCGAAGTCAATGTCACAGACATGGATGAACTGATGCCTACAAAGAAAGTTCTTGCGAAGCCGACAAAGAGTCCTAAGTCATCGAATCCCGCTGTCCCTGTGAAGGGTATTCCTATAAACGCGGTGAAGGGTAAACCTGCTACTCCAGATGATCTCGCCGCTATGCGTTCACAGCGCGAGGAGACGGATAAGAAAGTCAAAGCGAAGATCAAGAAAGAGAAGGAAGGTCAGGCCCCCGAGAATACAGAAGTACGAGACTTTCTAGATTTGGCATTAGATCGGTTTCGGCTTTCGGCAGAAGCGGAGATGCAGTTTCGCAAAGAGAGTTTGGATGACCTAGAGTTTATTACAGGTAAGCAATGGGATAGTCAAATTAAAGCTCGCCGTGAGCTAGATGGGCGTCCTTGTTTAACGATCAATCGTCTTCCTCAATTCTCCCGTCTCGTTACAAACGAGATGCGTCAACAGCGTCCCGCGATTCAAGTGAATCCGGTAGGCGACGGTGCGACAAAGCGTACAGCACGAATTATACAAGGCATCGTCCGGCACATCGAAGTGAATAGTGATTCGGAAGTCCCCTACGACACAGGTGCGGAATCGCAGGTGCAGATCGGATTTGGTTACTGGAGACTTATCCGAGAATTTGCACATGACATGAGTTTTGATCAAGAGATTAAGATTAAGCGCATCAAGAATCCGTTCACTGTGTACTTTGATCCAAATGCTTGCGAACACGATTACTCGGATGCGGAGTATTGCTTTATCATCGCTGATATTCCTCGTTCGCAGTACCGGCGAGATTATCCGAATAGTCAGATGGCTTCTTTGTCGAATTTTACTTCTCTTGGAGATCGAGCACCTGACTGGGCTTCTCAAGAAACGATTCGAGTTGCGGAATACTTCTACGCTGAGTATGAAGACACACCGATTGTTTTCCTCGAAGATGGAACAATCATCAAGAAGGCACAGCTTTCTGAAGAGCAGAAGAAACTAAAAGTTATGGCAGAGAGAGTTGTTCCTGTGCGCCGAATTATGTGGTGTCAGATTACAGCCCTCGATATTCTCGAAGGTAACGACGCGAAGACAGCAGGGAAGGATATTCAAAATTGTTGGATTCCGGTTGTGCCGGTACTCGGGGATGATCTTGACGTAAATGGAAAGAGGTATATTTCCGGTTTGATTCGACATGCAAAAGAGCCTTCCCGTATGTACAACTACTGGGTAAGCGCGGGAACAGAGATGATTGCGCTCGCTCCAAAGGCTCCTTTCGTCGGAGCCGTAGGGCAGTTTAAATCTCGGGAAGAGCTTTGGAGACAAGCGAACGTCCGTAATCTGGCGTTTTTAGAGTATGATCCAAAGACTCTTGATGGACAACTAGTTCCTCCGCCTCAACGAAATAGCGTAGAACCTCCTATTCAAGCAATTGGAGGTATGATTCGTCAAGCAGACAATGATATCAAAGCCACTATTGGTATCTACGATGCTTCGCTAGGTCAGAAAGGCCCTGATGAATCTGGGAAAGCAATTCTGGCTCGACAGAAGCAGGGAGACGTTAGCACTCTTAATTTTTCTGACAATCTTGCTCGTTCCATACGACATACGGGACGAATTATCATTGCTTGGATTCCTAGTACCTATACGACTCCGAGCATTCAAAGAATCATTAATCCTGATCAGACTGTAGGACACGTCGGGATATTCAATTCCAAGGCTGTCCCCGGCATGACGGAAGAAGGTGCAAAGCAGGAACTGGGAATTGGTACGAGCGACAACCCGATTGTTACCGAATCCGATGTGAAGGAAGTCTTCGACGTAGGCGTGGGACTCTATGATGTAACAGTGTCGGTTGGTCCTTCCTATCAAACGAAACGGCAAGAAGCTGTGAATGCAATGATGTCTCTAGTAAGCTCCTACCCGATGCTTATGCAGGCAGCGGGAGATTTGTTGATCCAGAACATGGATTGGCCAGGAGCGCAGTCGATTGCAGATCGTTTGAAGAAAATGCTTCCTCCGCAGTTGCAGGATAACGATAGTGATGATCCGGTTGTCCGTCTCTCCGCTTTAAAGGCTCAGATGGCAGTAATGATGGGACAACATCAGCAACTAGTGCAGGAGTTAAACGCTGCTACGCAAACGATCAATACGAAGAAGCTGGAGATTGAATCGAAGGAACGCATTGCGGCCATGACTGCACAAGTGCAGATTCTCGTTGCAGAAGCGAAGGTACAAGGAGAAGCAGCATTGCAGAAGATGGACGGTGAGCTTGGAATTATTATGCATCGTCTTGATTTGTTGAATGCGGATAAATCGGTAGATTCTGAAGGAGGAGCTTCTGCTCCCGCTGTTCCTTCGGCACCTCCTCCGATTGCTCCATTTCCAGCAGGAGCAGCGGCAACACCGCCGCCAGCCGGAGGGCAATAATGCCCGGTTACGTTATACGCCACGGAGAAACAGCAGGGAATGAGAAAGGTGTCGCTCGGGGTGTCACAGACATACCCTTAAACTCCGAAGGTATTTCTCAAGCCCACAAAGATGCCGCAGTCTTGCTGAGTGCCAATCTTACCTCTCTTCGCGCAAGTCGATTAGAGCGAGCTTGGCACTTTGCCAAGATTGTCGGAAAGACACTCGGTTTGACTCCTGTTTCGACGAAGAGACTTGACACTTTAGACATAGGTGCTCTTACGAAAAAGGATGATAATGAGATTCAAGAACAGATTGCACACCTTATGACTGTAGAGCCGGGGAAAAACTTCCCGAACGGACAGTCTACGAACGATTGGTTAAACCAGATTTGGCCAGAGATTTCGTATTTCTTCACTTTGGTAAAATACGGGAAGAATCCTGGTATTATTACTCATGGTAGAGTTTGTAACGTGATTCTTGCTCTAGTGCGCGGAAATTGTGAAAGGCTAGACAGAGCAACCCTTGAACAGAAACCTCAACAGCACACAGGAGAGATTTACAGATTATCCTGGGATGAAACCAAATTTGTATTCGATTCTTTCTATAATCCATCCCCGAAACGAGGAAAAGGCCGTACCCGTAGCTAGAATGCCGCAAATCGACTCCTAGCGTGGTTTACGGTGGTAATAAGACCGCTTACGAGCGGCACATTTTGGAGGGATAATGCCCCTCTACTTGCCCCATGCGTCGGGCTTAAAGGCGTAGTCGAACCCAGGTTAAATGCCTGCGAAGGAGAACGTGATGGCTGATGTAAAGAAAGACCTAACGGTATCTTCCACTACAGATACACAGGAAGAGATCAATTTGGCAGCGGGAATCGAAACTGAGGAAGCCGAGGAAGAAGAGGCTCCTGAGGAAACCGAGGAAGCTGCTACAGAAACAGAAGAAGAGCAGGAAGGAAAGACCGAAGAGAAATCTGAAGAAGAATCATCCGCCGCTACCGAGGAAGAAACCGAAGAAGCGGAAACCCCCTCTGAATCGGAAACAGAGGAAGAAACCGAGGAGGAAGAAGCAGAGGAAGAAGTTGAAGCTGAGAAACCCGTTGCCAAGAAGAAAGGCAAGTGGTCCAAGCGCGTTGACAGACTTACTGCTAAACTCAGTGCTGCCGAGAGGGAGATACAAAGACTCAAGAGTGGCGCTAAGGAAGAAGAGGCCGAAGAGGAAGAATCGGAGGTGGAGCCTGTAAAGGCTGCTGCTACTGATCGACCCAAACGAGCCGACTTTAAAACGCAGGAAGAGTACGAAGACGCGGTTACAGACTGGAAAATCGACAAGCGCGATGCGGAGAGAAAAGTTGAGGCGGCGAAGGCGGAGTCGAAGAAAGAATTTGACACCTACATCGCTACTCAAGAGTCTTTCAAAGCAGAGCATGACGATTACCAGGATTTAGCGGATGAGATGACCGAGAGGAAAATCTTTATCCCTGAAGCAGTTCAGGTTGCTATCATTCAGTTGAATCGTCCTGACATTGCTTACCATCTTGCAAAGAATCTTGACATCATAGAAGACATGAGTAAAGTTTCTCAGACGAAGGCTGTCGCCATGGTCGGTAAGATTATGGCAGAATTAGACAGCAAGAAATCTGCTCCTGGATCAAAACCGTCAAAGGTGGCGACGAAAGTTGCTGCGACGGAAACTCCTAAAAAGAAAACCGCGCCGACGACTGTTACGACTCCGATCAAGCCCGTAAAGAGTTCGTCTGCTAAATCGTCTAAGCTTTCCCTGAATGACCCGAATCTTCCGTTTGAGGAATACAAGAAGCGTCGCGCAGCAGGGGAAAGCTAACTGACCTCTTAAAGGAGAGGTAATCAATTGGCAAACCAGTTGCTAACTATCTCCATGATTACTCGGGAAGCTCTGAGGATTCTGGAGAACAACCTTACGTTTACGAAGTATGTCCGCAGGGATTTTGACGACCAGTATGGTGTGTCTGGCGCCAAGATCGGTCAGGTATTGAATATCCGCAAGCCGCCCCGTTATGTGGGTCGGGTTGGTCAGGGTATTCAAATCGAAGATGCGACCGAGACTTCCGTTCCGTTGACTCTCAACACGCAACGGGGCGTGGACATCGCGTTCTCTTCGGCGGACCTGGCTTTGAGCATCGATGATTTCTCGGAACGCTTTATCAAGCCTGCAATTGCTAACGTAGCCAACGGTATCGACTACGATGGTATGCAGCAGGTCGTGCAGGGAGTCTTCAACGAAGTCGGAACACCGAACGTGGTGCCGAATGCGCTGTTGACTTATCTGCAAGCAGGACAGAGACTCGATGAAATGGCTTGCCCTCGGGACAATGATCGCTCCATGGTTATTGGGCCTGCGATGCAAGCTACCCTCGTCGATGCTTTGAAGGGCCTCTTCCACGACGCAGACAGCGTTTCTGAACAGTACCTGCGTGGCACCATGGGCAAGACAATCGGATTCAAGTTCTCGATGGATCAGAACTGTCCTGTCCACACCGTTGGAGCTTACACTCCCGGCGGCGCTACGACCACTGCTGTCGTGCAGAGCGGTGCATCCATCCTGACTACGGGTTGGCCGAACACGAAGATTCTGACTGCTGGAGATGTTATCCAGTTCGCCGGAGTCTATGCCGTGAACCCCCAGAACCGCCAGTCGACTGGCACTCTTGCCAATTGGCTCGTGACTGCTGACGTAACTGCCGCTGCGACTTTGGCGACAATTCCGATCTCTGGTCCCGACGGTTTT